GCCGATCGCTTCAGCCGCTTGTTGCTCATTTCCGCAAATAGCTTGTGATTCTGCGGATTGACCCCGGCATCCCGTAAGCTGTCCCATTCGCCCGTGGTATCGCCAAATGCCCCACCCTTCGGGCTGCCCTGGGCGCGATACAGCAGCGACCCGCCGGGATCGAGCGTGTGCATCTCGCCATCGACCACGCCCTGATTGTCATAACTCAGCCCGGCCGCGTCCCAATTCGCCAGCCACGCATGGGTGGCAAAGTGCTTCTGGGCCTGCCGGCGCTCTTCCTGGTCGTGTTGGGCAATAGTGTGGTCGACGTCGCGCCACTCGGTGGCCGTGCCCAGCTTGCCGTCGCCCATGTCGACCGGCATCGCGTGCAGGATCGGCGCGCCTGCGGCCTCATACAGCCGTGCGGCCAGCAACTCATTCTTGGCGTGGGCGTTGGATTTGGACTGCTTGACGTAATAGCGCTTGCCCTGGCTATCGGTGTACTGGCCGCCCGGATTGCTGCCCAGTTGCTGACCGACCTTCTGCATGTCCGCCAGCTTCAAGGGCGCTTCGTCGACCTCACCCAAGGCTTGGCGCGCCAGCCGGCGATCGACCGGCTGATTGAGGTGCTGATGCAACTCGTTGTGCGGCGCCAGCGTTACCCCTTCAGTTTCCCAGCCGTGGTCCGTGGGCGTGCCCCCGATCCGCTCGGCGTGGTAGTAGCGGGCGTGGCTGGTGCTTCTGGCCACGTCCGTGGCGTAGCCTGTCAGCCTGACCCGAAGCCCGGTCTCTTCGTAGGCTTCCTTGATGGCATTGGCCCGCATGCTCAGGCCCTTGTCCACGCCACCCTTCGGGAAGCTGGCCTTGTAGCCGCCGAAGGCATTCTTCGGCCGCATGATCCAGGTGCGCCCGTCCTTCTCGCGCGCGATCACCCCGCTGGCCAGCTTCTTGCCCTTGGTGTCCGGCGCCTCCGGCTCATCGAAGTCCGGTCCCTGGGCGGCCTCAGCCTCCCAGCCTTCATGGGTAGTGGGCGCCTGCCACTTCTCAAACGCCACCCCGTGCAACGGACCGGTCGGCCCAGCCTTCTTGGTGAAGGTCTGCGACCCACCGCCGGCCGCCTCGGAAAACTTGCCTTCATCGTCGCGTGGGTGCTCTGACTCGACGAAGCCGGCGGCATCGATGTTGTAAAACGGCTTGCCGTCATGGATGACACAGCGCGGCCCACAGCGGCCTTCGTCGACCAGGGCCAGATGATTGGCCACGATATTCTTCTGCCGGCCCAGGCCCCGCCCGGTCTGCTCGTAATGGGCGTCGTAGCCCACCGAGACGGCCCGCTTGCCACTCTGGACCGCCGCAATGCCCCGACGGGTGGTGAACAGCAGATCGGCAATCAGCACGTCATGATTGTCGCCCGTGCCACGTCTGGCGTTGGACACATGGCCAATGGCCAGCCGGTCCCAGTTGTCCGGATCGACCGCCATGTAGGGATGGTCGTCGGTGATCGGCTTGCCCTGGAAACTGGCGATGGACTCGGGCTTGAATACCTCACTGGGATCACGCTCGATGGCGATCTGGTGATTGTCGTCCGCCTCAAGCTCAAGCTCATTGTCCCAGTAGATTTGCTTGCCACAGCGCGCGATGGCCACGTCCTCCACCAGAAGGAAGCCTTCCGGTGTCAGGCTGCTATGATCGCCCAGACGGGTGACGGTGAGCCAACGCATAGCGCGCGATCAGGCCGGTAGACCGACCACCACCCCGGAGCCCGCCACGGTCAGCGTGCCGGTCCATTGGCAGTCGGGCGCGAAGGTGATGGTGCCGCCCTGGGTCTGTATCTGATTACCGCCCTGCCGCTGGGCAGTGATGGTGCAGCCTTCCAGGGTATTCTCGTTGCTTTCGCCGCTGGTCCGATACTCCGACATATACCCAAGCATGGTGCCGTCGTTGGCGTCGGCCTGCTTGGTGAGCGTGGCGCGCTTGATGGTGAATTTCCCGCCGTTGGGAATATCAAAACTGCGGCCGACTTTGCTTTCAAAGGAGCCACCGTCAACGACCAGCCGATACCCCCGGAATTTGATGGCGTGGCCATCAACCGGCCCGGTGCTTTCAACGTCGGTCAGGGTCAATTCATTGATGTCGTTGATATACAGATTGTGGGTCTGGCCGCCAGCGCCAGGGAGCCCGTTACCGATCAGCCGGGTGTTCCTGATCTCGACCACCGCGTTGTAGGTGCCCGCCGCGATGCCGTTCTGGCACTGGTGAAAGTGACAGTCCTCGATGGTGACATACCCATCACCATCGACGCGCACAGCAGCGCGCAATTCGGCGCGCGTATCATCAAGGCCCACACCGGAGATATCAAATCCGGAGATGATGCAGGCTGGGCTGACCGGCACGATCGCCCCCTTGCCGCCATAGGCAAGCTGGTCAGACGGGAGGTCATGGAAGTCCCACACCACGTTGTCGCCGCGCACTGCCACGACCTTGGAGATGACGAACGGCTCACGCGGATCGTCCTTGGCTACCGCGATGGTGTCGCCGTCCTTGGCGGCGTTCATCGCCCCGGCGATCCCACCGAAGTTCTTGGCCCACAATATCTTACCGCTGCTTCCAGGCTGCACGCTGGGCTGTGGCGGGTAGGGCGGCTGGGTCCAGTTATCCTCCGGCGGCTCGCCCGGATCAGGCGGATCGACCGGCGGCGTATCAGCGACCTGGGTCAGCATCATGGTAAAGTTGCCGCCCTCGACGCTGCCCTCAGTGGTCACGTCCGCCTTGAAGTTGGCCATGCTCAGCCCCCTGGTAGGATTGGTAGCGCGACGCAGCGGCAATTCCAGATTTGCCCCGGATGCGAGTGATGGTCGGGTGGGTCGGACAGCGGCGGATCGTCCCAGGCGTGGATGGTGCGATTGAGCGCCTTGTGCGACGGCCGCACCTTCCAGTCACCCGACGTCACCCACTGGTACTGCTCGGCGCCGATGTGGATGGCCCTGGCCTCGACCAGCTTACTGGCAGTGCGCGCGGTCTCAGTCCTGGCAATCAGCGTGGCCCTGTTGCGCAGCCACTTGCCCGTGGCCTCCGGGTGGGCTTCCGCCAGCGCCTCTTCGATTTCTGCGGTCTGCTCAGCATAGCGACCACCCATGGTGATCGCCTCGATGGTCTTTTCGTGCACCCGTTGGGCGGCGTCGATCGGCAGGCTGGTGATCAAGTCAACCTGCTCCCCCAGCAATTGCTGCATGGTCTCCCCGACCGGCGCCCCCATGATTTCCAGCCGCAATTCCGCACCCATTTCGCTGGCATGGGCCATCAGCGCCGTGCGCGATCTGCGATCCACTTCGGCGATCATCTTGGCCGTCACCCGCCGCGCCCAGGGTGCTATCGCCTGGGAATAGTCCCTGAGTGCTTCCCTGATCCTGGCCAGCGTCGCGCTGCTGTACGGCGGCTGCTCCTGATCCGCTACAGCCTCGATGATGTGCTGCACCTGCTTGGCCAGTTGGCGCAGCTTGGCGCTGTAGCTGGCGTGGGCATTGGTAGCGGCCTGGAAGCGCTGCTCTGCCCTGGTCTCTTCCCGCTGCCGCGCGCGCCGCTCGGACTGGGTCTCCCGGCGATCACTGACCGCGCTCATCGACCAATTCCCTGGCGCAGACGCACGGCCATTCATCACAGGTCTCATCGATCGGCAGGCCATCCCAGTCCATGCAGAAATGCGAGTACTTGCCGGTCAGCACCCGCTTGCGCCACAGCATGCAGTCGGCCACCCAATCCGGTCTATCAGTGTCCAAGGCCACGCCCGGTCGGCTGCTCTGCAAGCATCGCCTGCTCGAGAAGCCGCTTCAGCATGTCTTCGATCCGGTCCAGCCGCTCGCGGACGAATTGCTCGAAGTCCTGATCGTTCTTCTCAGGCTCACCGGACATCACTCACCCCCTGGGGCTTGATGGACGTGGACCTGTAGGCCGGCCCCGTTGGACTTGCCAGGGGCGGGCGGAGTGCCCCCACCGGGTGGCTTTGGGACACTGGCACCCGGCGCACCCTGCGAGGCGCCTGGGGCGCCTCCCTGGCCCGGCATTCCGGGCATCCCGGCACCTGCCGGCGGCTGCTCCCACGGTGCCGGCGCTTCCTCGGAATCCGAGATATCTTGCTCCGTGATATTGGTGAAACGGCCGGTCACCAGACTGGACTGCTTCAATTCCTTCAGGGCGATGGTGGTGGTGATCACCCCGCCGTCATGCAACAGCTTGATGGTGTCAGCATCCCGCTGGGCGATCTCCGCCTTCTCGCTTTCATTCAACTGTGACAGTGGATTGAATTTGTAGCCGAAGGTGTCGGGCGGATCGGTGCCCAATTCAGACCGCCACAGTATCTTGTAGACCTTGTTGAGCGAGCGACGCAGCCGACTTTCCTGGGTCGCATTTACCATCGTTTCATAATTGCGCCAGTCAGAATCGCCCGTGGCGTTCATGCCCTGTGGGCTCTGACCAAACAGCCGGACCAGCGGTATCCCCAGTGCGCCGGATATCTGCTGCCCCAGCATCAACAAAGTATCGGATACCCCACCGAAACTGTACTCGTGCGTTTCGAATTCATCATCCATATCGATGACGGTCATGCCTTCATTGCTCTGAAGCATCCGCATCAATTCCATCGATCGATGGAAGCCTTCCAGGTGCTCGCCCCCAACAGATACCAGTCGCCTATAGTCCTTCACTTTGTAGGTCCGGAGGTAGGCTTTGTAGAGCAGTTGCGCTGCGCCCATGGTGCCGGAATCGAATGCGACCAAACGATCGTACAGCCTTTCCACCACCGACATGCCCCAGCCATTTTCGGTCAGCCTTTGTCTGAATGGCAAAGTCACGCCATCCATGCGGACACACCGTGTGTGGTGAATGCGCGCCCTGGGCATAAAAGGCGCCGTGGCGATCACGTCGTAATAGAGCGGCAGACCGTACTCGGGTCCGTAGTCCTTCACCACGTCCTGGAAACTTTGCTGGACCATCCACCTGTCCAGGACCATGAAGCCCTTCAATTGGCCTTCGGCGATCCGGTCCGGAATTAACTCGGTGGCGGTATTCTGGCCATCGATCAGGATCACCATCAATGCGCCGCCATACAGCCGCGCCCACTTGATGGTCTGATTGAGCGATTGCCACATCATCAGATCGTCGGTGGCGCGCAATATCTGCTCGATGTCATCGGGTGGCGTATCTGAATTGAAGGTGACACCGGCCCGGGTCATATCGTCGGCCACGCTATCCACCGCCGCACCCACGATCCACGAGCCCCGGTACATCCACTCAAGCAGTTGCTGAAGCCTGCTGACCGGCATGAAGCCGTAGCTGGTGCCAGACAGCAGATTGGGATTACCGATGCCGATCCGGGCCGCAAAATTGGTCACGCTGTCCAGCGTCATACTGCCCAGCATCGATTGCGCAGAGCTTCCTGCCGGCACTCGCACGCGAGGCCGCTCATTGCTGCCCGACATGGGCGCCTCCTACATGCTGGCCCAGAGATGCAGTGAGCTTGCGGCTACCAGACTGAATGCACGGCTGGTGCTGTCGGCGTCATCGTCGTGACCGCCTTCCGGGAAGTTTTCCAACTCAGCGAAAAACCGGTCATTCCACGGCGCGCGTAACACCATCACGTTGCCATGCTCAGCCTGGGCACTGAATGGCGCA